CTTAGTACTAGATTTTTAATAAACTTATTTCTTTTTTGATTACCTATGATAAACTGAACTTCATCTTCAAATGTATTAAACTTCTGGGGTTTATGCTTCAAGTTTAAACAAATAATATTTAACTTTGAAAGATGACCTTTATCCATAAGTTCTTTAGTTCTGGTCACTTTGTATGATGGTCCAAAAAGACCCTCTAATACCCACTTATGCGTCTGTGATCCGTCTAGAGTACCAGTGAACCCAAATCTATACTTACATGAGTGCAATTTACTCATGATATTGACTAGAGACTTACTTTTGAATAAATGTGCTTCATCTCCAATCACTACCTCATACTCATTAAAAAACTTTTTATCTAGCTTGTAAATAGATTGCCAAGTTGTTATAGTGACTGGTGCTTGATTTGTTTTTTCCTTCCCACCATAAATCTTATGACAATATGATTCAGCATCCCAACCATACTCCTGGAAATCCTTGTACATCTGTTCTACAAGAGATGTCGTCGGAACAACTAAAAGAATTTTTTTACCTTTATCCACATAATATCTTACAACAGAATAAATCATCAGTGATTTGCCGCTGGCAGTGGGGCTTATCAATAGTTTTCGATTATACCTTAATGCACTATATACTCCCTCAACTTGATAACTCCTTGGAGAAAAAGAGCAAATAGATGTCATGTAATCTTTTACACCTTCCATTGAAATCTCTTCATTATACTCAAATGGAAGACCATAATACTTATTTTCTACAAACTCATAAGTATAGTTGTGTAACTTTAATTTTGAAATAAGTTTGTCCAAAAGACCAACATATATTTCTCCAGTATGAACTGAAAGAAGACGAATCATTCCATCCCAGTGCTTATTCCTCATCTGAGGCATGAACTTTGCACCAGGAACTTCAAACGTAAAATATTCTTGCATCTCATACAAAATATGAGGTTCACATTCTAGTTTAATGTAAACCTCATTCTTTTTATAAATTTTTACATCACACATATAACAAAAAAATCATCTTTGTTATATCTATTTATCTGCTTATCCTAACCCAGATTGAAATGCCATATAATCGATTGAGTTTTTGATTTGATATGACCTATTATGAATCTGCTTTAAAATATCTTCAATATATTTAAGCATTACTTCATAATAATCTATTTTTAAAATAATCTTTGATAACTTTTCATCAGCATCTAGGTATCGTTCCATATCACTTTTGTCCCTAACCTTTTTGGGGAAAGGATTTTCAACATATACTTCTGGATCTGCTCTACCTGAATAATATTGATATCTATCATGTCTTATATTTTTTTTCTGCTGCTCTGCTTGCTTTCTAAGTAAAACTAGATCATTATACAGATCAAAATATTTTGCATGTAATAATGGAATTTTTAAAGATTCGTGATGTAGGTTATCAATGTCTATTTTAGAATCTTTTTCCCACATTCCTTGAAGGGTTTGAATGTTAATCATACTTAGGTCTTAAGATTTCTCCTTGTGAGTCTGTGATATTATACATCATATATTTAAAACTAACATCTGCTGTGAAGTAATCTTCGTCGGTGTTTGTAGCGTCAAAGTTTAACTCTCCTAATCGATAAGGAAACATTCCTTTAAATACTATATTATAGTTATTACGTTCATTACTTGTCTTCACTAATAATGTGCCATCTGAATATACATTCATTGCTGCTCCCCATTTCATACTGATATAGTTATCATCATCATCTTGCAGATCGTATATTTCTTTTAAGTTTTCTGGAAATCCAAGTCCCCTTATCCAATGTTGGAGTTCTAAGTAGTTTGTCAAATCCTCATCAACCAAAAATTTTAGATTAAAATCTTCAAACTGAATCTTATCTCCAGGATGAGGAACATCGTTTAGATATGTTGGTTGCTCAGCAACTCCTAATGTCATGCCAGGAATATTAACTGAGTTTGAAAGAAAAGAAACTTTTGGCGCTCTGTTTAATATAAATCTAAACTTTACAGCAGATAAAAGGTTTCTATTCTCTACAGTTTCATATTCAAACTTTCTGTAACTTTCAGGCATTTCTATAACCTTTTTATTTATTTAGATAAAAAAAAGACCCCTCCAAGAGGGGTCCTTGAGAAAATGTGAACTTAATAGATCACATGAGGTTCTTAACAAGAACTCTTCTGTAGTAGCGGTTGGTATCTGCTGCAAGGCGACCAAGAGTTGTTGATGCGCCTGATGCAAGTCCACCTTCAGCGAATGGGTTAGCAACTAGACCGTAACGGGTCTTGAAGCCGATCTTAGGCTGGAAGCTGTTCTCGCCAACTGCACGTACCATCTGGAGAGGTACATATGGGCAGTAGAAGAGACCTGCGTCATAAGGTGAAGAACCCTTATAACCAACAACGTAGTACTGGTTACCACCAACGTTACCAGCAGCGCCAGCACGGTTGGTTAGGTTTGCAGCATATGGGTCAATGTATACGCGATACTTACCCATTAGAGTTCCAGCAAATGTATTGCCAGTCTCATCTACGCTTAGGTTTGCATTTAGTGCAGGAGTATAATCGAGTACACCTGCCATGGTTAGAGCGGAAGCAACGTCTGCAGAGCAGAGGATAATGTTGCCCTTTCCTCTACGAGTTCTAGTTGCGATCTGGTTAGCATCGCGCTCGATTTGGAAGAGTAGACCTTTGAACTTCTCAACTGACCAGCGACCGTTGGAGTCAACATCGAGGTCGAATGAACCTGCGGTAGCAACGTTCTGCTGAGCACCAGCTTCTGCAGTGATGTAGATGCTACGGATAACCTCACGGTTGATTTCAGCAAGGATCTCGCTAGAAAGAATATTAGCGAGTTCTGCTTCAGCATTTAGACCGTGGATTGCCTTGAGGTCTTGAGCTAGTTCTAGTGAATACTCAGCTTTGAGTGCTCTGGATTTTGCAGCAACAGTGATCTTCTCGATTGAGAAGGCCATCTCGTTGAAACCAGAGTTATCGCCATAACCTAGACCTTCTGCATCTCCAGTGTTCATGCCACCAGAAACGTTATATTCGCCAGAAGCGTTTAGAAGACCAGGGTTAGTGTTAGCAGATGCTCCTGCGGTAGTACCGATACCAACATCGCCTGTTGGGCTGGTATAACCTGTTTGTGCAAGGCTACCTGCAGCGTTCTGACCAGAGAAGCGAGTATCTGCTTCGTCAAATAGTGCTTCCTGACCGTTCTGATCAGTGTAGCGTGAACGCATTGCGAAGATTAGTCCAGTAGGACCGCTCATTGGTTGTACGCCTGCGAGGTCGTATGCGACCAAGTTAGGCATGGAGCGTCTGATTAGGGAAATCAGAACTGGATCAAAACCTGCAACTGGACCGCCTTCAGCGGAAGCTCCAGTATAACCACCTGTACCAGCTGAGTTAGTTGGTGATTCGGTTAGGAATGATCCTGATTGGTTGAAAGCTTGTTGCTCTCTTAGGAATTTTTCTTGGTTCTCTAGCAGGACTGCGGTTACTGCTCTTCTGTGGTTATCCTTAATAGGATCACCAGCATTTAGAAGGGGTGCCCACTTTTCCTGCAGATGCTCTGAATGGAACATTTGCGTGTACCTCTAAAAGTGTGTTTGTTTTAATGTTGATTTCAGTTTTTAGCGATTCTGTTTACCATTGCTAGGTAAGCATCCATCTCTTTGCTATAAGCTTCTGGAGTTTCTACTTCTTCGCTTAGGTTCTCAGAAACCACCTTGGGGTTAGCATTTTTTGTTGGGAAATATGATTCCTTTAATGCTACCAACTTTTCACGATATTCTGTCTCACTTCCAAACTCAACACTTTCTGCAAGTGAAGCGAGCTTTTCTTTTTGCGAGAATGCTAGACCCTCTGCAATATCATCGAAGATTCCATCAGCAACCGACTCTGCGAGACGCTTGTTAAGGGAAACATTCTTCTCAATCTGCTCGTTGAGTTTTGTCTCCATTTCATCAAGTTTTTCTGTCATACTATCTAGAACATCATATTTATCTTCAGGGATGTGTACATAATGTGCTTCAAAAAGATCACGTAGACCTGACATGAAGGACTCGGAGAGTTCTTCTTTCAGACCTTGCTCTACTGAGAGTTGATTTTCAGCAATCCACTCATCAGCAACATACTCTAGATAAGAATCAACACGCTCTTGAAGTGCTTCTTTGATTTCAGCAACTTCTTCAGCGAGTCTTTCTTCGTATCTGATCTCAAGAGCTTCTTGGATTTCTCCAACTTTAGTCTTGAGTGCAGATTCAAATACTAGTTTTGCTTTTTCTTTAAACTCTTCGGAGAGTTCTACTTCGTCAGTTTCGAGAATAGCATTAACATCTTCTTCGATGTCATACTCTTCTTCAGCAACTACTTCTTCTACTTCCTCTTCGGATACAACTTCTTGATCCTCTTCGGTTTCGACTGCATCATCTTCAAAGATTACTTCATCTTCAATCTCTTCTTCTTCCTTAACTGCTCCAGTAAGTTTCTGCATTGGTTCAGCAGGTTTAGCACCTCTGTTTACCACATCCTTCACTGTTTTAAGTGAAGGTTCTTTGAACTTCGCTGAGTCATCAACAGACTTGTAGTTTTCTGGAGTAGGACCGCCTAAATCTTCCCAACTACCAGTTTGACCTGGAGTTGAAACACCAGATGCATTACTTCCTGCGGAAGGCATTGGATCTGCTGATTTAGCACCAGAATTAACGGCAGTCTTGGATTGAGCAG